CTATTCCGGCGTTAGTTCATAAGCAGTAAATTTGATCACATCCTCCCCAAACCACGCATTCAACTCCTTAAACCGTTCCTGCAACGGTGTCAGCTCATTCCGGACAAACACCTGCGAGGCTTTCACCGAATCACCAAAGCCCCCGCTGTTCTCCGGAATAATGCCCATCATCTGAGGCGGCACGCGGTGCGCGCACAGCAAATCGTTCTGGCTGGCTTTCTTGATATTAAAGAAGTCGTCTTTCGTCGCGACTTCACTCAGCGGCAAAATCTTGATCCCGTCTGGCTTGCCGTTTGGCGCGTACATGAACAGGTTGCGGAAGTTGCCCAGCCCTTTCGTGTCCCGCATGGCTTTACGCATCTGCTCGATGTCGGAGCTGCTTTGTGCCGCGTCGGTCATGTAGAGGATGTATCCGGCGTGCGCGCCGTTCTGGTAATACTTGCGACGGAACAGCGTCGCTGCCTCATTTAGCCAGGCAGAATTCAGGGCGCTGAGATATTCCGGCAGGCCGTACAGCTCCTGATTAATGTCCGGCTCAATCAGATGAAATACGCGAACTGGTACTACCGACGCAAAACCTACCGCCTGCTGAAAGAAATGGGCATCAGGGGGGACATTAATGCAGCCATCAATCGTTAGGCGCTGCGCCGTCGCCGCTGTACTTGCGATTGCCGCGCTGCTGCCGCAAACGCCCACGTTGAAAACCTCCGCCGCCGGTCTGGCACTGATTGCCGATTTTGAAGGCTGCCGCCTGTCCGCCTATCAGTGCAGCGCGGGCGTCTGGACAAACGGCATCGGGCACGCTGCAGGCGTGAAACCACAAACGCAAATCAGCGAACGGCAGGCCGCCGTGAATCTGGTGGAAGACGTGATGCGGGTGGAGAAAGGCATTGCGCGCTGTATGCCGGTTGCCATGCCGCAGCCCGTGTATGACGCCGTGGTGTCCTTTGCGTTTAACGTCGGCGTGACGGCGGCCTGCAAATCAACGCTGGCATTTTTCATCAACAAAGGCGAATGGCGAAAAGCCTGTGAACAGTTGCCGCGCTGGGTATTTGTGAACGGTGAACGCATCACCGGGCTGGAACGCCGCCGCGCCAATGAGCTGGCCTACTGCCAGCGGGGAGTCTGATGCGCATTTTAATTTTGTTACTGCTGGCAGCCTGCGCGCTGGCGGGGCTGCAAACCTGGCGTATCGGTGGACTGACGGATAAAGCCGACCAGGCGCAGCGCATTATCGGCACGCTGTCCGCCGGTATTGAAAGTCGCGACAACGCCATACACCGCCTGAACGATGATGCACTGAGGCGGGAACGCCAGGAACAAAGCCTGCGCACCCAGATCGCACAGGCGGGTGAGCAGGCACGCGTCCGTGAAGTTCACATTCAAAGGTTACTTAATGAAAATCAGGAAATGCGCGACTGGTATGGCGCTCGTCTGCCTGACGGCATTAGCCGGATGCACGCGCGTCCCGCCTTTGCCAGCGCCGCAGATTATTTACGTTGGCTGTCCGGCGGTCACGAGCTGCCCGATACCAGCAAGCGCACCGGTCACTAACGGCGACTTAAGCACTGATGTCAGAAACCTGGAGGCGGCGCTGACGGCCTGCGGCCTCCAGGTGGAAGCAGTCAAACAATGCCAGGAGGAACACCGTGTTAAAACCCGCCCAACTGAGAAAAGCGTTAACTGATGCGGTGCCGGTGCTGCAAACCAGCCCCGACACATTGCGGATGTTTGTGGATAACGGGCGCATCGTTTCCACATTAGCCAGCTCGCTGTCGTTTGAATATCAGTACCAGGTCGAGCTGCTTATCACCAACTTTGCCCAGGACTGCGATCTGATTATTGTGCCTATCCTGGCGTGGCTGCGTGAGAACCAGCCGGACATCATGGCGACACCGGAAAAGCAGCAGACCGGCTTTAAGTTTAAGGCCGATATGCTCGATGATGGTTCCTACGATATCGCGATTGATGTGCAGCTCACCGAGCGCGTGATTGTGAAACAGATTGATGCCGGTCTGTACGTGGAGCATTTTCCTGAACCCCCGCTGCCGGAGCCGATGGAAAAACCGCGTGAACTGTATCTGCACGGCGAGTTAGTGAGCCAGTGGCATGAGTGAACTGACCGCGTTTGATACCCGCCTGGCGGGGCTGATTGCCGCGCTCTCACCACAAAGCCGGAAAGCGATGGCGGCGACCATTGCGAAGCGCCTGCGCAAACATCAGCAGCAGCGTATTAAGCAGCAGGTTGCGCCGGAAGGTCAGCCGTTCACACCGCGACGTCCGCAGCCATTGCGGGCAAAGAAAGGCCGCATTAAACGGGAGATGTTCGCCAAACTGCGCACGGCCAAATACATGAAAGCCAAAGGCACCGCTGACGACGCGGTGGTGGAATTCACCGGCCAGGTGCAACGGATGGCGAAGGTGCATCAGTACGGGCTGCGGGATCGCCCGTCTGTCCGGGCAAAAGAAATGCAGTATCCGGCGCGCCCGCTGTTAGGACTCATTCATGATGATCTTGAAATCATTGAGCAGACTTTTTTAAACATACTACGTAATAATATTGACTGATGTTACGCTAAAAAATATTTTAGCTCATAATGAGTAAAGCTATGGGGTTTTAATAATCGTCCCATAGCTTTCCTCTTGAAGAACTTTGTTCTGCTTGTGCTTTATAGACTAATGCATCCAAATCAAAAGCCAAAATGAAAGAGCTTATTCTTTGCATGCAAAAAATAACAATAAAATAAATAACTACATATGCATAAATCAATTATTCTTATTGGATTTGTATAATGTTTATCTCATTTCCTACGCAAGAGCTAGTATCAATCCATACTTGATTTCCATCTCTGAAGGAGGTAGTTAATGCGCTATGACCAAAAATGAATTGCTCCGCCCCTTTGATTTTTCGGCCATCCCCTTTGATAGTCTTAAACAGTCTTTCCCGGTTCCAGCTCACCTTCCAGAGATCTACACTTTTTCCGAATTTATAATGGTTACTTGGATAATCAGCATGGCAAATAACATGCTTCCCATCCTTAACATTTGCTTCAATAATGAACGGTAAGCTTTGAATTTTTCTTATTAAAATGTCAACTTTTTTTCCATCTTCTAAATCCAGATTGAAGTACCAACTCCCCCCATGTGATTTCCAATATGCAACGTTAATACCCTCTATAGCATCAAGAGCCATTTCTTCATGATTGCCACGCACAGCGACAAACCAACTTTGCCCGATCAGTTCGAGGCAGTTAATGTTATCAGAGCCATAGTCTATTAAGTTCCCGACAGAAATAAGAAGATCCCTTTCTTTATTAAAGCCTATATTTAATAGTTCTTGATTAAGCTTGTGGAAGTTGGCGTGAATATCACCGACAACAAAAACCCTTTCATATTCCTTCCCATTTATCTTTCGATAAGTTCCTTTTGGTGACCGGCAAAGACCTAAAAAATAGAGTATCGACTTAATCATACATTCTCTCACTGCATACTTATTATTACTGCCGAAGTGTCAACGAGGCCAAGTTGGCATCGTTTCTAATGCTACCAACTATCCTGGAACGAGCTTTTATAGGATTCTTGAGTTTTGCTATACCTTTTAAGAACTATTTAACTTTATGATAATCCTATTGAAATCAAAAGTTAACAAAATTCACTCTGATTCAATAGGAATAATCTTAATAAACCAAAGTTTACTATTAGATTTCCTTTAGTATCTCTTTATGAGTACGTATGAAACCTTGTTTTGAATTTCTTAGCAAGAAGATAAAAAACCAATTAAAGTAGCCCCATAACTCCTTCCTCACAAGAAAGTAGCGGGTTGTTGACATCATTGTTCTTAGGAAACTAGCCTCCATTAACCTTGGGGACAAGGTATCTACTTTATTTTTTTTAAAGGAATGGACGATTCAGCTTATGTTTTGCATTGGCGAGCTTTTATAGATTCGGACGATGAAAAATAATTAGGGGTGGTAACTTCCATAATTAACGGACTCTCGGATCACATGTGGCGGAACAGTAAAGGAAAATCCTCATGCATTTCTCTGCGAACCCGCATGAACGGGCAAAAACGAACTGACTTAGACACAGTGATTTAGGCTTAGGTAGGACGTTGTGCCACCTGCCATCAACCCGTCTCAAATTGTATGCCGCCTGACAGGGCGGCATTCTTTTATGCATGAATACATCCATCCCCAACAACGACATTCCGCGCCTGCTGCGCAATCTGATCCGCATTGGCACCGTTGCCGAGGTGGATTTAGAGGCGGCAACTTGTCGCGTCAATACCGGCGGCAACGTCACCGACTGGCTGCACTGGCTGACCTCCCGCGCAGGGCGCTCGCGTTCCTGGTGGGCACCGTCCGCGGGTGAGCAGGTTTTATTGTTTTGCCTGGGCGGTGAGCTGGATACCGCCTTTGTGATGCCAGGCGTTTTCTCTGATGAATTCCCTGCGCCGTCGGCGTCAGCCGATGCCGTGCACGTCACGTTTCCTGACGGCGCGGTGAGCTGGAGAACTATCGCGGCGGCGGCATGAACGGCACAGCGCCGATTGATTTCGGCCTGGACGACGATGCGCTGACGCTGGAATGGACGATGGGCGGGCTGGATACGCTGGTGCTCCAGCAGTGGGGGGCGGTTGACGCCGTGCCGCTGCGCTTTGCCGGTTCCTTCCAGCAGGACGACACCGGCGAGACGATGGCGGTAGAAGTCGCCCTGCGCGGGCGTCACAAAGAGGTTGATTTTGGTGAGTACAAACAGGGAGAAGACACCGAAACCAAAGTCTCTACCCAGTGCACCTATTTCAAGCTGAGCATTAACGGGCAGGACGTGATCGAGGTGGACACCGTGAACATGGTGGAAATCGTTAACGGCACCGACCGCCTGGCGGAACACCGCAAAAACATCGGCCTGTAACCCCTAACCCGCGCCGGACACCGGCGCGAAAACTCCCCTTTGAAGAAGAGACACCGCTATGTCAGAACACAATGAAAACATCGTTATCCTGGAAGAACCGATCAAGCGCGGCGAGATGGAAATCAGCCAGGTTGAAATCATCAAGCCGAACGCCGGACACCTGCGCGGGATTGGCCTCGCCTCCCTGGCGAACGCCGACGTGGACGCGCTGACCGTCATTCTGCCGCGCATCACCCTTCCGAACCTGACGACGCAGGAGTGCAAAAGCCTCAACCTGCCCGACCTGATTGCGCTGGCGGGCAAGGTGATCGGTTTTTTGTCGCCGAAATCGGAGCTGTAAAATTTCCCCCATACCTGCAAGTCGATGATCTGATGGCGGACGTCGCGGTGATTTTTCACTGGCCGCCGTCAGAACTCTATCTGATGACCCTGACCGAGCTGCTGGTGTGGCGTCATAAGGCCATGCAGCGCAGCGGAGCCGACAGTGAGTAATTTAAAATTAGAGGTGCTGTTAAAGGCGGTAGACCAGGCAACCCGCCCGTTTAAAGCTGTTCAAAATGCCAGTAAATCCCTGTCTAACGATATTCTCGGCTCACAAGCCACCCTTAAAAACCTGAACGCCCAGGCCGGAAAAATTGAGGGATTCAGGAAATCCAGCGCCCAGATGGCCGTCACCAGCCAGAAGCTGAAAGACGCCAAAGCCGAGGCGGCGGCGCTGGCGATCCAGTTCAGGAACACCGCGAACCCGACCCGTGCGCAGACGCAGGCCATGGAGTCCGCGAAGCGCACCGCTGCAGAGTTGCAGAGCAAATTCAACGGCCTGCGGCAGTCTGTGCAGCGTCAGCGTGCCGAACTCTCCGAGGCCGGGATCAGCACGCGCAACCTGTCCGAGTCTGAGCGCCGACTGAAAGCCTCCATCAGCCAAACCACCGCCCAGCTCAACCAGCAGCGGGAGTCTCTGGCACGCGTCAGCGCACAGCAGGCAAGGCTAAACGCGGTCAGCGCCCGTTATGAGCGCGGCAAGGCGGCGGCGGCAGACGTGCGCAACGGCGGCGCGGCCGCGCTTGGCGTGGGGACGGCTGCCCTGTATGCCGGTAGCCGGTTAATGGCACCCGAAGTTCAAAGCCAGCACAGCGGCGCGTTGATTGCCGCGCGTCAGGGTGAAGACTCTGCGAAGGGTGGCGATTACACCCAGGTTATTCAGCGCATTAACAGTTCGGGCGTCAGTGAAGATATTGAAAAAATCACCGAAGCCGTGTCTGCGGTTCGCAGCACCCTTGGCACAATGGGGGATGTCGGCTCCGCAGAACTGGAGCGCATCACCCGTAAGGCGCTGGATATGCAAACGGCCTTTGGCGGTGAAACCGCTGAAAGCATCCAGATAGCCGCCATCATGATGAAAAACGGGCTTGCGGGCAGCAGTGACGAGGCGCTGGATCTGATCACCGCCGGGATGCAGCGCGTCTCTGCCCAAATGCGCGGAGAGATGCCGGAAATCCTGCATGAGTATTCCACGCACTTTCGCAACCTCGGATTTAGCGGCGCTGAGGCGATGTCTCTGCTGATCGATATGTCGAAACAGGGGAAGTTCGCCCTTGATAAAACCGGCGATGCGATTAAAGAGTTCAGCATTCGCGGTTCTGATATGTCAAAAGCCAGCGTGTCTGCGTATCAGCAGATCGGACTGAATGCCGAAAAAATGTCACGGGCAATCGCGAAAGGCGGCGCCGGGGCGCGGACGGCGATGCAAAAAACGGCCAAAGGGTTGTTATCCATCAAAGACCCGGCTGCGCGGGCAAATGCGGCCATCGCGCTGTTTGGGACGCCGATTGAGGATTTATCGATTGACCAAATCCCCGCATTTCTTGGCGCGCTGGCGGGGGCTAAAGATCAGCTCGGGGATGTCAGCGGTGCCGCTGAGAAAATGGGGGATACGTTGCGGGATAATTTATCCGGTGATGTTGCGCGTCTGCAAGGCAGCTTTGCCCGGCTGCGCTTTACCGCGTTTAAAGAAATGGATGAACAGCTGCGCAAACTCACGCAAACCGCCACCGGTTGGCTGGATAAACTCAACGCCTGGGTAAGTGCAAACCCCGAATTGGCTTCCAATCTTGTCACTATTGCCGGGGCTGTTACGGGCTTGGTTGCCGTGCTGGGTGCCATCGGGTTAGTAGTCTGGCCTGTCATGACGGGGATTAATGCACTGATTGCCGGTGCGGGATTCTTGAGTGCGGGTTTCAGTATCGCGGGCAGTGCCATTGTTGCCGCCATCGGCGCGATAACCTGGCCGGTGATCGCCGTCGGTGTGGCAATCGTCGCCGCAGCGTTGCTTATTCGTAAGTACTGGGAGCCGATCAGCGCCTTCTTTGCGGGCGTGATTGAAGGACTGGGCATTGCGTTCGCGCCGGTGAAAGAACTCTTTTCCCCCCTTAAGCCGGTTTTTGACTGGCTCGGCGACAAATTAAAAATGGTTTGGCAGTGGTTCAAAGACCTGATCGAACCGGTGAAATCCACGCAGGAAACGCTGAACAACTGCAAGGACACAGGCGTGATGTTCGGACAGGCCATTGCCAATGCGCTGACCGCACCGTTGAAGGCATTCAATAAGCTGCGTCAGGGCGTGGACTGGCTGCTGGAAAAGCTCGGCATCATTAAAGATGAATCGGCGGACATTGATAAAAACGCTGCGAAAGCTGACGGGCGTTCACCGTCCGGCGGTAACGCTTCCCCTGAAAATAATCCCCTGGGTAATCCTAATCCCTTTGCGCCCCCGGTGGATGTTCTCATGGGTGGCAACTATGCGCCCGTGTCAGCGGGCGGCGGGCGCAGCTATGTCGATCGGAGTACGCACCATTATCAGATTGCCGCCGGTGCCGGTTTGGGTGGTCAAGATAACAGCCGCCAAATCCGCGCAGAGCTGGAGGCGCGCGATCGTGCGCGCGCTGCGCAACAACGTTCCCGCATGGATAACGATTAAGGAGATATCCGCATGATGTTAGCGCTCGGTTTTTTTGTGTTTCAGTTGCAAACCGTCCCTTATCAGAGTTTGCAGCGCGACGTCGATTACCGCTGGCCTGCAAACAACCGCGTCGGCCTGCGCCCGTTGCCGCAGTTTCTCGGCGTGAATGAGGAGAAAATTACCCTGTCCGGCGTGCTGATGCCGGAAATCACCGGCGGAAAGTTGTCGTTGTTGGCACTGAACCTGATGGCCGATGAAGGCAAGGCGTGGCCTCTGCTGGAGGGTAGCGGCACCATTTACGGGATGTTCGTGGTGAACAGCGTCAGCGAAACCCACACGGAATTTTTCTCCAACGGCGCGCCGCGAAAGATAGAGTTTACGCTGACGCTCACCCGCGTTGATGAATCTCTGGCGGCCATGTTCGGCGACATGAAAGCGCAGGCCGACGGGTTGCTGGATCAGGCGGGCAGTTTAACCGGCCAGTTGGGAGGCCTGCTGTGATTACGGATATGACCATCGGCGCCGGTGCGCAGTTTGCGCCTGGCTTTTCCGTGACCGTGGCCGGGAAGGATATTACCCAGGACGTCAGCAACCGGCTGATTTCGCTGACGCTCACCGATAACCGGGGCTTTGAGGCCGACCAGCTCGACATCGAGCTGAGCGACACGGACGGCCTGATGGATATGCCGCCGCGCGGTGCCGTGATAAATATTGCGCTCGGCTGGAAAGGTCAGGCACTGATAAACAAAGGCGACTTTACGGTGGATGAAGTCGAACACCGGGGAACGCCGGACACGCTGACCATTCGCGCCCGCAGTGCGGACTATCGCGGCAGCCTGAATTCCCGCCGCGACAACTCGTATCACGACACGACGCTGGAGGCGGTGGTGGCCGCCGTGGCGGCGCGCAACAACCTCAAGCCCGCCGTTGCCGAGCCGTTCAGGGGCGTAAAGGTCTCACACATTGACCAGACGCAGGAAACGGACGCGAAATTTATCACGCGTCTGGCGGAGCTGAACGGCGCAGTTGTCGCCATCAAGGCGGGCAGCCTGCTGTTTATCAAGCCAGGCGCGGCAAAGACCGCCAGCGGCAAGCCTATTCCGCAAATGACGATTGTCCGCAGTGACGGCGACGGGCACACGTTTAATATTGCTGACCGTGGAGCCTATACCGGCGTGTCAGCAAGCTGGCTTCACACCAAAGACCCGAAGCCTAAAAAGGTGAAGGTGCAGCGGAAAAAGAAATCGCAGTCTCTGAGCAGCGTGCAGCATCCCAATGCGAAAAAGGTCAGCGCAAAGGTGCAGAAACCGCCGGAGGCCAAAGAAGGTGATTACCTGGCGGGGAGTGATGAAAACGTGTTTGCCCTGACCACCATCTACGCCACGCAAAAGGCCGCCATGCGGGCAGCGCAGGCGAAATGGGACAAACTCCAGCGCGGTGTCGCAGAGTTCTCGATCTCCCTGGCTCGCGGGCGTGCAGATTTATTCCCTGAAACGCCGGTGGCCGTGTCCGGATTTAAATCCGTGATCGACGCACAGCCCTGGATAATCAGTAAGGTCACACACAGCCTGGGCGGCAGCGGATTTGTGACGACGCTAAATCTGGAGGTGCTTTTGTCAGATGTAAATTACGAGGCGTCAGAAAGCGATGGGGCTGAATAAGCAAGCTGTGTAAAACACTGTAATGTCAGATGTATGTTTTGCGCGATAACATACAATGATTGCATCTGATTAAAAATGATTACATGGTGATTGAAATGATGCACTGCCCGAAATGCCAGCACGCCGCCCACGCCCGTTCAAGCCGTTACCTGAGCGCGAACACAAAAGAGCGTTATCACCAATGCCAAAATATTAATTGCAGCTGCACGTTCAAAACCCATGAGTCGATCGCTGACATTATTGTGGAGCCGGGAACAGTTCACGCCGTTCAACTGCATCCAGATAAACATCAGCAGCAGTCCTTCCAGATGCACTGAAAATACATTTCAACACAAGCCCGCGAAAGCGGGTTTTTTTGCATTTTTGCTAAAAAGGGGAGAAGGCACCGGTTAAGAGAATCTCCACCCGTGAAATTGCATCGCCATTTCATCGCCACTGAAAAATGGAAACAAAAAAGCCACTCATTGCGAAGTGGCTTAATTATATGATTTTAAATCTAAAATTTGGTGGCCCTTGCTGGACTTGAACCAGCGACCAAGCGATTATGAGTCGCGTGCTCTAACCAACTGAGCTAAAGGGCCGAGGTGCGGGATTATACGGTAAACTCTGCTTACAGGTCTATATGTCTTCGGTTTGTATGCGCGTTTTGTGCACAGTTTTAGTCTGTTGTGTTCACTGCGTTTTTTACCTATAACTCAGGTAAATACATCTTAAGGGATAATAATGATTACAGATATTATCGCCCGGGATCTTTCTGTCGTGTTTTGCGGCATCAATCCCGGCTTATCCACTGCTCATCATGGTTTCCATTTCGCTAATGCCAATAACCGCTTCTGGAAGGTTATCTATCAGGCGGGTTTTACCGGGCGTTTACTTAAGCCTGAAGAAGAACAGCATTTGCTGGATACAGATTGCGGGATCACCATGCTGGTGGAACGTCCGACCGTTGAGGCAACGGAGCTGGTTCGCGATGAGTTGCGCGAAGGGGGCGCAGCGTTGATGGCAAAAATTGAATACTATCAGCCGCGTGCGCTGGCTGTTTTAGGCAAACAGGCATTCAGTAAAGCGTTTGGCATCAGTAAGGTGAACTGGGGACGTCAGGCGTTGAAAATCGGTGACACGGAAGTTTGGGTGCTGCCTAACCCAAGCGGCCTGAACCGGGCGACGCTGGATGAACTGGTATCCGCATACCGTGAACTATTCTTATCATTAGAAAACACAGCATAA